TGACCTGTTCAGCCCTCTTTTCGTCCTCGGTCATATCTGGTTCGAAAATCTCGGGATCGTTCATACATTGCAAAATATCCAATACCACTCGGTAATCTGAGCGTATTGGATATTCTTTTCCTGCAACGTTGAGCGATGTCGGAAGGCTCCACGCGTCCATTATTTACGATATTTAGCAACGTATTTATTCATACGTGTTCGAACTTTCTTCGCCCTGTGTTCGGTCTCAGTTTCGATCACGCGGCCGATAGCGTCAACAACTTCTTCAAAAAACAGCTTTCCAGAAGCAAGCGGAGAGAACGGGCCTAAGATGCTGAAAAATGATTCTTTCGAATCCGATCCGATCAGATAGGAAAGCTCATCAGCAACCATGCTTTCAACCTTTTTAATGTCCGCCGGTTCGTTTTCCGGCACTGAAAAGCTGTTCAGATGTTCTACAACCTCATCATATCGTGAGATAAGATTGGTGTCGGATGGTCGAAAATCAAATTTCCCGTATACATGGCCCTGCTTATTTTTGATGTAATAAGTTTTTAAGCCATCATCAATAATGATATCGTTACTCTGCGGTTTTACGAGTTTGTTGCTCATTGGAAAGCTCCTTTCTATTCGTGTGTGATCTTACGCCAGGGATGTGCTTCTATCGGAAGCTGGCGCTGCGCCCTCATTAAATTCCGGAGTTCCGGTTTTAAGAGAAGCTGCGCTTACGTATCCTTTGGTGAATTTGCCATCTTCGGAAACGGCAAACGGGATATTAAGGCCTGCAGTATCGCCGCCGTAAGACTGCGGTTTTACGATGACCTCACGCACGTACGCAAGATGATTGGTCGCCGATGTGTCCTCCACGATGACTTCCAGCATAAGGGTTTTACAGGCATCGCCTTTTTTACGTTCAAGGGCGATATCTCGCAGTACCGGATACAGTTTGTTATCCGGGTCAGCATAGAACGGATCAGCGTCCATAGACGGCTCATATCCGTTGTCTCTCGTTTTGGTCTGGCCGAGAATGTTTTTGGTTGTTTCAGTGTCCGGGTTAAGCTCTACGGACATATCCTCGATGTCATCACCTACCAGCACCCAGCTTGCGGATGCCACGACTCTCTTGAATGTCGAATCAAGGTAAGTGGCCATTGCTTCACGCTCAAGTTTTGACATGTTTTTTCCTTTCTACCGCGTAACTTTTCGCGGTCAGCGGCTGCCGAATCGGTGCCGGTATGATTATTTTTTGAATTTCTTTCGATATTTTAATGACATGCTGATAACCCAGTCCTCCACTTTGTTTTCTGCCACCGTATCAAGATAAGATGGCGTAAGGCGGGTTATAGATTCAATAACTCTTCCTTCTGTAAGTGTCGGGTAAGATTCCAGATGATATTCTTTCCCATCCACCTGCACAGGCTGTTTTTCCAGCCATTTTCCGAGAGTGTCAAGAAATTCTTTGATTTCTGTCTTAATTCCCGGCGTTGTAGGTGCTGAGCGATACACGATGTAAAACGGATAGTTGCAAAGCTGATCCACAATTCCTGTGATGTATTTCTTTTCAGAAGCAACCACAGCTCCACTCACTGGATAGAATGCAATCCCTTCATCCTCTTTGAGCGAAGAAAACTTGATCTTTTCGGTCGGCTGAAGTCCGGGGAAAGTGTTCAGAACTGTTTCCAGCGCTTTCGTTACGATGTCGTATCCGTCCACATCGTATGTAACAGTTTTTTTAACCTCCTCCGGCACGTTTCTTCACTCCCTTCACCCATTCTTTGCCGTGTGCCGCTTTTGCGGCATCAAACCAGTGATCCGTAGCAGACGGATGCGCGGTTCTATCGAATTTCAGTGGTGTATCAGTAACAACTTTTTTTGCGCCAGGTCTCGCCCACGCTGAACGCGTCTCCGGATCAACCATAAGTTTTCCCTCGTACAGGAACCGTCCATACGGTGGAGCGCCTGCGCACACCTTTCCAGTGCCCTGCATGGATGCACTGCGCACTCTGGTTGCATCCACCATGATTCCGTCACGAAAAGGCATGTACGGGATCATATCATTCATAACCTGTCCATCAAGCCAGAACTGCGCTTCCTGGAACTGCTTGTCAAACCTCGTAAGGTCTACCTGTACATTAACATGTCCATTCACGACCGAAAAACTGGGGAAATGTTTCGTATTGCTCATTATTTTCCCCCTATTTCAAAATGAGGAATAAGCCTGTACGGACCGCCTACATTGCTGATGGAAAACACATTATCGTATTTTTTATTCATGTAGTCATAGAATCCGCGGTCTACTCTGCTTGTGTATTCCGCGTCTTTCACCACGCCGTACATCTGTCGTTCAACGATTGTTGTAATCGGCATTTTTTTGTGATCCTGCACGTACGCTCCGTTATGGTCGATAAGATATGCTTGTTCTTTCTTCACGCAATAATCGCCCAAAACAAAGAAATCCTCGCTGGCGAAAGTGATCGTTCCCGGAAGCTCTTCATTTGTCTGAGCTTTCCAGGCTTTCGGCGATAACCATTTCTTTCCCTGCACCACAATCGTGCCGTTATCTGGCGTGTACGCCACATGCAGGCTGGCCGTATCGGCGCTGTCAATACCGGTCCTGACAATATTTGCGACCTTATCTGTGATAAGATCCACATGCTGCAGCACGGTCGGATACCAGAATACATTCCCGGTTTGATCTTCGTACCGATTGAAAAGAGTTATGGTTTCATCATACATGGTTTCACCTACTTCTTATTCTTTACAAGCGCCGTCTCATATTGACCGCTAAAACGTGATTTTCCATTTGAGTACCACGTATAGCCTTTGGGATTCGTAAGAGCATTTTCTACGGGTTTCCAGCCTTTAGGGGGGTATTGAAACGTTTTACCGTCTTACCGTTTACAGTTTTCATCATTCCACTGTTGCTACCTCTTCCACCCATCTCACAACCTCACTCCTGCATACAGGACCGGAACGCCGTCATCCGTCATAACGCCCTGTAGATTTTCGAGAATAATCTGTGTCACGAGCACGTTTTCTACCTTTTTGTCCATCGCCGCTTGTCCGTAGACGCTGGAATTTGTACCGCTGGTTCCGGTCACGTAGGAGATGCTTTCACTGCCGGAAGAAATCGAAGAAACGGCCTTATTGATGACCGTTCCATCTTCTCTTTTTACGGTTCCTACTGTTTCCATCGCGGCATTTTTTACGGTGTCGATCTGAAAAAGCGCATCCGCCAGTGTACAGACCGCTTTCTTGATCTTTTTCTGTGCCCGTTCGTTTTCCGGCAGCCCGTCTGCAAGCCGGTCGAATGTCAAAACATCAATTCGATCACTTGCCCGCTCGGCGTACCGCGGAAAGTCGGATTCTGGCACGGTATCGCCGAAATATGAAGTTGTGTAAAATTCATAATCTGCATAAGCCATGCCAGATACCTCCTATCGAGTGATGATGCGTGCAATTGGGATTGCTTTGATTGGGAAATACTTCTTGGTAGAAGTACTGTTATTATTTGCAAGTTCCCAGTTATCACCACTCTCTAACTGGGAATACAAAGTATCCTCTCCGCCTTTTTCCTTCGGATCTCTATCCATCTCATACGGAACCTTGGCACCACAGTTTGTGTACTCGATTGCACCATTTCCGAGAACGTACGTTGTGTACGCAGTGCCCGCTGGAAGAAGCACAACATAATCTCCTTCTTTTACGTCGGTTACATCGCTCTGCACAGTGGTTTTTGCCACTTCTCCTTCACCAGATCCGGCTGTTGTAACTTTTAATGCCCCAGGATCTGTTTTTGCGGCCTTGACATATTTTGCGTTCAAAGAAGCAGTCGGCATATTGTCATCAATCAGGACAGTGCGGCCATTCAATGTGGCGAGTGTTAAATCTCTTTCGATTCCTTCGCCGTCATTGTATTTCATGTACGCAATGAGTTTGAGATTTTCAAGATTAGTAGCAATCTTAGAATGCATAATTGCCAGACTGAATTTCCCTTTGTTGTCTCCAAGTGCCTGCTGAATCGCATTGTTCAGCGTGGTTTCCGCAAATCCTGTTTCTGTCGCAGACATAGAAACATCGTATGTGTGGTCATTAACAAACTCTTTGTTTTTCTGGCCAGTCATCGAAAAAATTCCTTTCAGTACGCAGAGTAACGTTTCCTGGTCTACGTCATCCCAGTATTCAGCTACTTCCTGCGCTGCTGGCATAAAGTCTTCTCCAGTGATATCGGAGGAGAAATCTTTTTCTGTCCATCCGTGTGCACGTCCAATTACAATTCTTCCGTGAGTGTAAGTATCTCTGGAATCAGCAGTGATATCCGTATTGCCGTCATAATTATCCGCAGTTCCGCCAATTCTTGCCTTGATCGGAATTGTGATATAGTTTCCGCCTGTCTGATCCGGAAGCATAGTTGCATACTGTGGTTTTTCTACAATAGCGCCGGATTTCAAAAGTTCATTTCTGTTGAGGTTTGGTACAGCATCGACATACGCACCGAATACTTCACCGTTAAAATTTTTGGTATCAAATAATGCCATAAAAAATCCTTTCTACCTATAACTTTCAAAAGGTAATTAGGTTAGCAACGGTATTACAAACATACCATCGGTTTCTCTGTTACATATACTGTTTAATATCAAGACCTGGATTTTCGTTCTTCATTTTCATCAGCTCAGCCATCGTATATTTCTGTCCTTCCTGGTGATGCTCTTTACTTGATGGTTTTGTAAAACGGGCTGCATTCTGCTGTGTCTGTTTCTGCTGCTGATCCACGAAAATTCCTGTCTTCTGTTTTCCGTCCTTGTCGGTAATCATCTCTGAGAAGATGTCCGAAATGGACTTTCCTTTTGCAGAATCAGCGTCCAGAGCTTTTGCAAGCTCCGCGCGGTAGTAATCAGCCGTAATGCTGTTCAAAAACTCGTATTTCTTCGCTCCCTTTTCGTCTGTAGCCGTCAAGAAATCATTTACCTGTTTTTCGACTTCTGCCTTTCTGGCATCTGCTGCCCGTCCAGCTTTCTCTTCGTTGAGCTGTGTGGTGAGGGTTGTAACTTTCGTCTGTAATTCTTCGACGTTCACATCTTTGAATCCCTCCAGCTCTTTCTGCACATCGTCCAGCGAGTTCTTGTACTCATCACGCTTTGTAACTACCTTGTCATAATCTGATTTGGTCCGATAGTTTTCTTCCATCTTCTTTTTCAGATCTGCTTTTTTGTCTTCCGGAATCTCGATTTCGAGTTCTGAAAGAATTGCTTCGTAATTCTGCATTTTCTATCCTCCTAAACGTTGTTTTTAACTGCCCGTCGGCAGTAATGGATTTAGGCAGATCAACCTCTGCCGGGGTAATGGGAAAATAGGATTCGAACCTATCAAGCAGTCCAAAGATCCAGCATCTTATGGCAGAATCAAGGGGGATGATGCCAGTTTTCCATTACTGTTTCCCAATTGTGTAATTCATAGTAATAAGAAACACGCCGCGTTTTCAGAAAGGCTTGAGGAACGGAAAACGCGGCATATTTCAGACACGTTCCGAGCCTTGTGCAGGCTCTTAACAGGATCCCCTAGAACGTCGAAAGGAGGTGAATTGAACATCAAAATGACTTACAAGCCCATCCCAACTTCTTTTCACGCTCCTATCGTACTACATTCAATGTTTTTCGTTGTACCCATCTTGTCATCACGAATCAGCAAGTTTTCGAATCTGCTGCATGATGGCCTGTCTTTCGTCGCGAAAATCCGCATCAAGAATCATCGCCTGCAGCATATCGAACACCTCAACCATCAGGCGGCCGACGGAATCCATAAGCTTATCTTTGTGCGCCGCGTCTCCGTGTTCCTGGTACGCCATTTTTGCCGCAATGTACTCGTCATACAGCGCGTCAATATTCTTATCGTATTTTCCATTGCTGTACTTCTTAATCAGCGTTTCTGACGCGTCCATCATGGCCGCAGGAATGCTCTCACACTCCATTTTTCGCATATTGCATAACGTGGTCGTGATTTTGAACATTGCGTCAAGGTTATCTGTCGTGAGTTTCTGCATCGCAGATTCTTTTTCTCTTTCCAACTGCTTTTCCAGCACTTCTTTCACGTTTCCCATCATTCAACCTCGATTCCTTTCATGCGTTTTTTGTATTGTTCGTTCAATTCTTTCTGCGACTCAGTGATATGGACCATATCATAGCCGGTCGAGATCAGATCAAGAATAATTTTGTCAACCTCTTTCAGTTCATCGCCCACATCATCTATCAGCGAAGTTACAAGCATGAAATCTTCCACATTTCCTTTTTCAAGTAGCGTTGCGGCATAGCTCTGATATACCGCTTTTGTCTCCTCTTCCCATTCACGATAGGCGGAAAATCCATCCTCTACGGCTTTCTGTTTAGTGCCTTTTCCGACGGAAATACTTTTTGCGGCATACCATCCGTCCGGAATCATTTTAACCTCGCCAGAAAACGCATCTGGAATAATTTTCCCGTGCCGTTCGATGTAATATCGGCACACCTTACGGCGCTCAAGGCTTTCTGCGATGTGCTGGTACTCATGTATCCGTTTATAACCTTTCAGCCCGAGAAAATCGAAATAATCTGCCATCTGGCCGTGCATCATGATAGCTGCCACGAAGCGGCTGTTGATTTCCGAAAAAATAGCATCCGCATCTGTTACGTCTGTTTTGCTTCGGAAAGTAATCATGATTCGTCACCCCCTACGCAACTTTTTTGATGATGAGGTTCGCGTCTTTTACCAGGACTTCGGTTGTAGAAATATTTCCGACTGATACAGTAAGGCTTGTTCCTGCCGGTACAGGGATCAGCGTGTCCGCGCTCACGTTCTGATAAGTGTTCGCCGTAACCACGGTATAGTCCATCTCTGTTCCTCCAACCGCTTCTCCGTTCAGTTTCAGCGTAAGCACGGTCGCGCCTGCTGCCGCCGCTGTTACGTTTCCATTGAACTGTAATTCTACTGCGATCGGAAGGTTCGTCCGATTCGTGATTGTGAAAATTCCGCTTCCCTCGATGTGGTTCAGCCATCCGCTGGAGCATCCACAACGACGGGATTTTACGCGGGTATTGGTAAATACAACATTCTGTCCTACCGCTACTGTCTGTTCTGTTTTTGCAATTACATTTAGCATAATTTCTCTCCTTTTTTGAAATGAAACAGGGGCAAGCTCCGCGCCTACCCCTGCAATTTTGCACAACTACTATTTCGTAGATTTGGAATCTTCCAACATGCTGATTATTTTATTTTGGTTTTCGATGATCCGGTCAAGGTACTTTCTGTCCTGTTCCTGCAGGTGTTTTGCGATATCCGCATTGCTCGCCTGCGATAGGTCGCTCTGATAATTCATCGCCTGCAGGAATACACCGAACAGGTTCAGAAGATCGAGCGCGGACAGCTCGCTTGTGCTCATCACAGCACGTTACCGCCATTTCCGCAACATCCGCCGTATCCGGTCATGTTGTACGCGAAATACGGGGAACATGTAAGATAAGCCGGTGTAGGTGTCGGGCGTACCGCATCAATGATTGTACGGGTCTGCGAAACCTGTGAAATCTGATTGTACGCGTTCTGCAGATCGCGGTCACGGTCTGACAGCTTATCCCTGAGTGCCTGGATGGTGTTTTCCTGCATCATCTGTCTGGTTGCGTTTCCGTCGGCCAGAATGCTCTCTTTGATGTCACAGCAACACTGTGCCATCTGAGCCTGCATATTCTGTGCCATGAGTGCCGCATCATATCGGCTCTGCAGGATCTCTTTCTGTGTTTCACAGCAACAATTCTGCTGTGCCGCCTGCACCTGCTGTAAGCCGAGCTGATTGGTATACCGGTTTTCCAGTACGTCTCTCTGCGTCTGGCAAGCTGTGTTGGAAACGTTCTGATTGGTATTGAAAATGTCACGTTTGACAAATTCATCAGAAATGAAATTGTCCTGCACGCCAGTCTCAACGCCGCCACGGTTCCATCCGCCCATCATCGGGAACAGAAATGCCAGCAGAATAATCCAGATCCACCAGCAGCCACCGCCCCAGTCATCGTCATTGTTTCTCGTTACGGCTGCTACATCAGCCGCGCTAAGTCCCATTGTTCCATCTGTCATGGTTCTTTCTCCTTATCCTTCTATTTATTAAGGCTGTGCACCGCCCTAATATCTTATTTCATCAGCCCAGAGAACTGCCCCGGGTCCATCCCGTTCTGTCTGCACATGTCCTCGAATACCTGCTTTGGGTTCTTACCTTTGCACATATCCATAGCTTTCTTGACGTTCGGGTTAGTCTGCGCCATCTGTTCTACTGCGGCCTGCGGATTGCCCGCCTGTTTGAGCTTATTGACCATCTGCATAGCCTGCATCATCGCACCCATCGGGTTGTTGCCGCCGCCCATATTGCCTATCATGCTCATTAATGGATTCATACGGATTCCTCCTTATTCTCCGGCTTTTCGCCTAATCGCGTCAGCAGAGCGTCAAATTCCTGCCGCGTAACGTATTCTTGTCTTTCTTCTTTCGGCTGGCTCTGTGCCGGGTTTAGGGCTTCTGGCGAGATCTCGGCGAACTGAAACACCTTGAAAGTCGCGCTTCCCATGCCGTCCACAGACTTAACGTAAAACACAGGGCTGTTGTTGTCCATCATCCAGGCAGTGTGTCCAGGCTGGACAATCTGATTTCTTGCGCCCTCGATACCTGCAACCTGTATCCAATTTACGTTGCTGGTCGGCGCCTGCTGCTGTTGCTGACTTTGTGGTGCATACATGCTCATCTGCTGGTTTCTCGCCTGTTCCAACTGATTAATTCTTTGCTGTAACATCGCCTGTTCATTTGCAAATGCCTGTGGGTCAATTGTTGTATACGGATACATATTCATTCCTCCGTTCTCTTTCTACTCATATTTTAGGCGCAAAAAAAGGACTCTGACAGTTCGTCAAAGTCCCATGAAATGCTTAAAAAAGTATCAATCAGCATACTTTAATGATTTTGGTGTTTACGTTTCTGCTGATCCGTTTGGCAGTAGAAACAGAAATGTTCATTAGTTCCGCACACTTTTCGAGCGGAATATTCCTACTCCGATAATCAAAAAGTGTACGTTCGTCCCGCGTAAAATTACAATACGCGCGAAAATATTCCAGCTCCGGTACTGTGAATTCATACACTTTCAAGATAAGCCCTCTTAATTTTTCTTGTCGGTCATCGCATTTACAAGTTCTTCCCTCGTTTTTTTTAAGCCCTCGATGTTGTTCCCTGTAATCTTATTTTCGATCAGGTTGAACATACTCCTCATTATCAGATTCATATCATCTCGTTGGGTGCGGATAGAGGTATAATCTTTCTCAAGTTTTGACTTGATATCCTTGATATCCTCCTCCATCGTCTGCATCCTCTTTTCCAGATCCCTCTCGGGCTTTTTGAATTTCTTCCATGCTCCGGTCAGAACCACAATCGCGCCACCTACTGTAGTTATCCAGCCGCAGAGAATCATGATTTGATTAATCGTCTCAATCATCTGCTTTTTCCTTTTTGCGTTTTTGATATCGCCGTGCATCCGCTGCGGCTCTTGCTGCCTGTTTTCGGTCCCAATGGGCTATTTTCAATCGCTCATCATAAGGGCGCAGGTTGTTGTCTTCGCAAAACTTGCGATATGCTTTATTTTGCTTACTAAGCAAATTAGCTTTTTGCTCTGTTCTACTTTGCAATTTGCTTTTCGTCTCGTCATCGCTTGCGTTGTCTATAGCATATTGCAAAGTTTGAATTTGCCTTTTGCTGTTTCGTATTCTGCGCTCCAACAATCGTTGCCGCTTCTGTGCTTCTTCAACCTTACGATTATCTGCGTATGAGATGTTCTTAGCGTCAAATGGGTTGTTCTTTCCGTCTCCCGATCCGAAACTATGACGGCAATTCCAGCCGCCCAGTCCCTCGCCGGTGCCGTATCCGGTCACCTCGTAGAAATTCGGGTATTTCTTGTTTTTTCCGGTTCGGGAATAGAATCGTCCTTGCCACCAAAGATGATTTCCCGGGTTCTGCCCGCCGTCTCCCGTTCGTGCGCCTACATGAGCAGAAACAAGAATAATATCCCAGTCCATCTCCTCCATCCGCGTTTCTGATACATCGCACGCCGCCTGCGCTATACCGGTGCGTACGATGGTCATGGTCGCAGATTCAAGGCTCTGCCGGTATCCTGTCGGGTACTTGACTGTCAGCCCCTCCTCGGACACTTTCTCGATCAGATCAGCCACCATAGCGCCGTAAGACTCTCCGCCGCTCAGAACCCTGTGATAGGCGCTGTCAAGCTCGTTGATAAAAAGTCTCTGCGCTTCTTCTGCGGTCGTCCGGGTGAAGTTCCGCCATGTGCCCGCGGTCGCCTTATAGTCTCTTTCCAGTACGCGCATTAGTGTGGGGGAAAGAAGAATCGGCGTAGGTACCAGCCCAGCCGCCTTATATACCGCGTCGTCCCACTTGAGCGTCTGTATTCCCGCGTCAACGCAGGCTGATTTGATCTCTGATAGCTGCTGATTGGTCGCCTTTGCTATCTCTTTCTGGATATCTTCCAGCAGATAGCCAGCTTCCTGCAGTGCTTCGATTCTCCACTTGTCCGCCGCCGTCAGCATGTAGTTTTCGCCGCGTTCCATGCGTGTTAAAATCGCCTTGACGATCTTCCGCATGATCCGGTTGTGTAAATCCTCTGTGATGGCTTCTGCGCCCTCTGCCGCGTGCTGCAGATACTCCGGGGTAAGCATGTCTTATTCCTCTTTCTGTGCCTGTTTGATGATCTGGTTTGCTCCGGTGCTTGCTAATCCGCTGACAATGCCGACGGCTACCGCATTAAGCACGTCATGCGCCGGAAAGTCCGGGATTGTGTACATACCAACAACGCCAAGCACCGCTCCCGCCAATCCTACTGCGCACGGAATCCACTTGTTGCCAATATCCGTTGCTTTCATCACCATGCCTACCAGATAGCAGACTACTGTGATGCATACTACTGTTGCTACTCCACTCATATCCATGTTATCATTCCTCCTTATATTTGCTGTCAAAAAGCTCATCCTCTTTCGGAGTGGCTTCTTCGACCATTGCCTTTGCGTCTTCCTCCGAGAATCCCTCGAACTTGACGAAATACATCCACGCCGGTACTTTTCCGGCATTAACGTAATTCCACCAGCGTGCGCGGTCCTCCTCGCGGTTGTACGTAATATCACCGAAATCATACGTTACTTCGTACTCTCCCGCCGGACTCTCGCCGTACAGATCCGCATAGACGCTCAGCGCGTAATAGACGGCATCCATGCACTTCTCGAGCTGATCCCGAACATCCTTGATGTATTGGATCGTCCGCCGGTCATCGGATTCAACCTGAGTTGCTGTTACCATACCGGTTTTTTGGTCGAACACGAAATAGCCGTTGGAGAATCCAGCCTTATAGCCGATTTGTGACAATAACGCATTGATTCCCTTAACCCTCACTTCTGTGTTGAGTGTCGGGTTGATTTCCTGGTAGAAAGAATCCGGCCCATCGCCGTAGACGTTTCGAACGTACTTCGGCAAGTTCTTTGTTGCGGCAGCTCCCGGGTTCACCTTATTAACCGGCGTGCCAGCCGGAGACAATAACCGATCATCTGCTAGAACGATTCGTTCACTGTCATTGATTTCTCCGGTCATGCGCGAGTACGCGACATCAAGGTCTTTCAGTTCTTCCAGAGCTTCGGCATATACCGGCAGGCCGAGTGGTGTTGACTTGTCCACGTTGTTCGCCTGCGGTGTCACGAACACGCCAAACATCGGGCCATCCAGGCTTTCTCCGTTCGCTTTCAGAATCGGCGGTGAGTCTGCCATAAGCTCAGACCATTTCGTATCTTTCAGCGCCACCGGATCGCCGATTGAATCGGGAGATTTCGACCGATACGCCCGGTTGGAAATATAGTAAGGGCGTACTGCTTCCTCGCCCTGCTTCTCTTCTGCAAATCGGTGATATTCCAGTCGTGTGTAGTACCATTTTCCCTGTGTATACGTGTCCTTGAATATCATTCCGGTGATATTCTGGTTATCATAATCAGTTATAAGCACTTCATCCGGCGTGAATACATCCAGTGTCTTCCCGTTCGGTTTGATGACTACCGTTCCATACGCACAGCCATATTCCACCCATTTTCGGATACTGAAAAACACCGCGTCCGTCTGCTGCTGCAGCCATTCCGCCCGTGCTGAACCCTCGATTGTGATTTTAATTGCTAATGTCGCAAGCCGCGCCGTTTCGGAGCTTAGCGTTTTTGCAAAATTGATTGTTCGGATGCCGTTCTGTGCGTCTTTCCACATCGGCTCCCCGGAGTAAACAGCAGCGCATTTTTTTATAACTGTGTCCATGATCGGGGATTCAATCACATCAACATCAAACGCCTGCTCCGCTTCGCTTCGAAAAAACATGCTTAGCCACCTCTTAATAGTTGTTATAAGTCCCATTCCTAGCCCTCTGTCACTTTTCTGCCGCACATCGGGCAGTAATTGACGTTATGCGGCGATCCATCGATGCTCCCCGCCGCTCTTGTCTCGACCATCGTCTTGCGTATCAGCTTACACTTATAGACGTACCGTGCACGCTGATCGAATCTTTCTAAGGTTTTCCAGTTTTTCAGCTCATCGCAAAATTCGCACATTATGCACTATACCCCCTTCGATTAAATAATGGTTCGTACGCATAACGCAAAGCCGAGATGGCATGGTCGTTACCGTCTGGATATCCGCTGATAACGTTCCCGTCCTTATCCCGGTCGTATTCGTATTCCGTGATTTCTTTGTAAGCGTGCGGTGTCCGCTTCGGATCAATCACGAGAGTTCGTGCCTGCAGGAATTTGAATCCGTATTCAATGCTTCCCGGTCCTTTGATTGCTCCCCTGGCCGGGAGTCCGGCATCCCTATAGTCGTTTACGGACTTAGGCTCCGCGGAATCGCAGATAATCGTATAGTCATCATACCCTTTTTCTTTGATCCATTTTGCTGTTTTCTCATTGCTCCACTTATTCACGTATAGTTCGTCAATGAGATAGATTTTCTCCCGCGCCGAATCGTAGTAAGTCCGCAGGTAGCAGTACTGATCCGGGTACCATCCGAAGTCAACGCCTGGATAGATACGGTCCATGCGGCTGATCTCTTCGTCTGTGATGTTTCGAATTTCCAAATACTCGAAGACATTTCCGCCGTCTCCGTTCGGGATGCCGAGATACTCATGCTCGTACGCTTCCGGATTGACTTCTTTTAGATGTTCCGCGTCCTCGAGGAACTTCTTTCCGAGCCATTCCGGCGGCGCGTCTGTATAGCACGAGTGGTGTATCACTCTTTTCGGATTCGGCACGAGCTTGATTCGGTTGACCCAGTTACTTTTGCTTTTGGGAGGGTTGTAGGATGAGAAATCATAGGATATGTCACCACCTCGCAAAACTGACTGATTCACGGAACGCTCCTGTGCGTCGCCTTTCATCTGGTCTTTCTCCTCTTTCCAGAGGATTCCAATATAACCAAATTCGGGCTTAATGGATTTCAGTTTTGTTTCGTCATCCAGCCCGCGAAAGTATATCGTCTGTCCGGTCTTGACATATTTTATTTCTAGCGGCGATACTTTAAACTCGAACTCTTCCATCAGCCCAAGTTCATTTATCGCCCATTTCATGTTGGCATACACGGAATCTTTCAGTGTTCCAGCCACCTGCCTCGTGATGCAGGCGTGCATCTGAGGGTTATTCTTGAGAATTTCAACGATTTTGAACGCCACATAGGACGATTTCAGACCGCCGCGCCCGCCCTCGAATACATATTCAACATTCGGCTCGATTTTACGGTTGATGTCAACGAATGCTTTTCCAATCACCCTTGCTGGCAGTTCATATGCTACTGTATCTGCTTTCTTATCCGCTACAAGCTGCTCCCACTTCTCCACAGCCATCATGTTTCCCTCGATGGCCTTACTGTACACCGACGCTACGATCCGCGCGTTGTTGTTCGCATTTTCATCGTCAATTCCAAGCTTTGCGAGAGACTTTTTTGCCTGCGAAGGTGCCGGGTTCTCGGCTATCATCTTAGCCAGTTCGGAAAGGGTCTTTTTCTGCCTGCGCACCTGTCCAGACTTGATACCGCCTTTTCTGGCGTTCTCTCTTACCTCGCTCTTACTTCTCCGGTTTGTCGGTATTAAGTTTTGTTCGTTCGCCATTCCATCATCTCTGTTCCCTTTCCTGCAGCTTTATTTCTTTACCCAACTCTTTGTTTTACCGTCCCACCGAAAGCCTTTTTCTTTTAACATGCTTCGTATGTTGTAGGTTTGTCCCGAAACGCTGCTTACCTTGTCCCATCTGATACCGTAACTTTCAATTCCTCTGGAATCATCGTAACTCACAATACCATGTTGGATTTTATACGTCACATCTTTTGTGTTCGCTTTCGGGTCCAACGCGGATTGGCTTTTCTTGCCTATGCCGCTTGCCCCCCCCTCGTCCGCCCATATCGTTTACCTCTTCAATTTCTTTCCTGTTTTCCAGTCGATGCCGCGTTTCGCAAGCGTTCTTCTTGCCGTCTGCACGGATTCGTTATCCGAATGACCTTTCGCAGTCCTCATAAGTCTTTCCACCGTGCTCGGCTTTACGATTTTTCCCGAAGCAACTTTTTCGTTATACTCTTTAATGGCTGCTTCTCTTTTTGCATGGTATTCATCGTTCGCTTTTGCAGCATCTTTCTGGAATTGTTTCATTTGCCTTTGCGTCAACCCATGGGGAATACGCATTTTATCGAACATGTAACTGCTCATCGGTGCGGAAAGTCCGCGTTCTCCCAAATATTCATCTAACGTCTGCTTTTTGGGCTTGCTTGTCAATCCGCTGCTACTTCCACGCCCCCCATCTACATTCCCTCCTTCTTGTATCTCTCCTGGAATGCCGCGACCTTTTCCACGTACCCTTCCAGTTCTTCCGGAACTTTCCCGAAGAAGATCACATGCTCCGGTGATAATCGTTTCATCATTTCTTCATATCCCCGCAGGAATGCCGACTTTTTCGCCTTGCTGTTCTGCGTTCCCACACTGGATACTGCCACCACGCTTCCCACCGGCTCGCCATCAAAGCACCACTCGAACGAGCTTTCATCGCTCCATGCGATCGTAGGTATTACACGCAGTCCATTCATTTGCATATATGCCGCGCACCAGTGTTTTCTGTAATGGTTGTAAATCTGCATGGCTTTCGGAAAGTCCGTGTACATGCTGAAATCCGGTGAAAGCACGTAGTCATAGTCTCTCAGTACCTCAATATACCTGTCCGGGTTGTTCCATACCCGTTCGAACTGGTAGTCATCCAGGAAGAAATGCACGCCCTTCCCGGCTCGCCTCGCAGTGCTCGCAGCGTAATTGAATCCGATCCACTCGCACTTCTTGTACTGTTCTGGCATAATTTCGGGGATTCCGTATTCTCCCACGCCGGAGAAGATCATTTTCTCGAGATTGTCGTAAGTCTTGTTTGTAGGCATAAAAATCACCCCCATACTAATACACTTCTATTCTTAGTGTACTTGCATGGGGGCTTTTCGTTGTACCCTTTTTGTTACTCTTCTGGATATGTTTCTGTTTTTTCTTCTCCTTCCAGTCTTAAAACCACCTTATAATCTTTCTCAATAATTACGTTTTCATCAACCATGCTTACGATCAGATCATTGTCTCTATTCAATATCTGGATTTCTGCAACATTTTTGTTCCCAATTTTCATCATAACTCCTTCCCGTGCAGAAGCAGCAATCTATACAGCTCCTCGATTGTCTTCCGCCTGTACCCCTGGAAATCTTTCCGCTGCATTGGGATGTACTGCACCTGGCTGATCCGGTCATATCCAATTCCAAGCGTAAGATTCGCGAACAGGGCACTCGATATCTCCGGGCAAGTCTTCTGTGCGGCCTGTAAGATAAGATTCTGGTCGTAGTCGTGCGCGTTTCTGCAATATGATACGATCTTATCCCCAAGTTCTTTCGAAATCCCGTAATCTTTCAAAAATGTGCTACGGATGCTCATGGTGCAGCTCCTTTCTGCGTTACGCTTCTTTTACCTCATCTCTTAACTGGCAGAATTTGTAGGTGACGCAATACTCTCCCACACTGAATACCGCAATATGTGTAGAGATATCAACCAAAGTTGCATCACTCCACTGATACGAATTTACGTTGCCATCCGCGATTGACGGGCGGCGGATCTTATACCTGTTCCCTATCACAAGTTCTTCTTTTGTCATTTTGATTTTTTCTCTCCTTCTTCATCCAAGTTCATGCTTTCTAAGTCTTCAATTAGCTTGCTATATTTACTTAATGTCTGATCTTCTTTTACCATCTTAAATACCCCAAAAATTTTCCTCGATTAGATGCAACTTCTACCGACACATTAAAATACTCTGCAATCTTGGAAGTATCTACTACGTTACCGTCCGCAATCCTTTTAAGAACTGTAAGATATTCCGATGCTGGCATTAAAAAAGCTGCTGCAAACTCATTTGCTTGATATTCTTTTTCGGAGCTTCCTATTCGATGATAAATGTTATTCTCTTGTCTTGCCCATAACTCTTTATTAGTTCTATATCCCATATGAAGAAAGAGATGTCCTAATTCATGCGCAATTGTAAATCTTTCTCTTTTTTCGTCTTGATATGGGGATACAATAATCCTAAATCCATCCCCTTCCTTTTCAACTGCGCCATCTGAAAATGAAGTTTCTTTTTGGATAGTACCACCTAATATTTCAACAATATCACCAATATTCTGAATCGGAACAGAAATGTCATATACATTTAGTATATCTTCTGCTAATGAATTAATCATTACTTTAGTTGGCTTTAATACATCATATCTATTCTCTCCCTCATACGACTCATACAGTGCGCCACATCTGTCACATTTGTATGCTCTACTCATTCTTCCTCACCTCCTCCAAACCCTTCAAAGACCGTTTTAACTACTCCTCTTGTCACTTCTGGCATTACAGCATAAGGCATAGCAATTCCTTTTTGTATATATTGTTCTGCCGACTCCACGATCTGTTCTTCCAGTCTCTCATACCGCGCCAACTTTTCGGCTACCTCGTTTAGTACTCGGCATTCATCTGATGCACAGTATTCCCCGTCGTACGGGCAACTGGTACCGCACAGCTTAATATGTGCGGTACCGTCAAAAGAATCTTCTGTAAGTCTTTTCACTCTTCCCATCTTCACTCCTCTGGCATATCCATATACCAAGCTTTTTCGATTTCATCCACTAAATACACAGCAACTCCTGCGTTGCATAACGCACTCTGCGTTGCGATCATGTCCAAAACTTCCATTGCTCTTTCTTCTGTTTTGTAAGTTCCAAGCTGTTCGAATTGGTCTGCGCAGATTTTAAAACAACCTCCAACCGTCTCAGCCACATAAAGCACTCTGCAATTATCAATATTGAAGATTGCTTTCTTGTCCTGTCTTCTAATCAGCATCTTCTTCCTCCTCTTCTGCTGGCATTTGATACACATATTCCTGTGCAAGCGCTTGATACACGGTTACACGGAGTCCGCCGATCCCTCTACCCGCGTAAATGATTTCATCTGCTTTGCAGCATCCAATTTGCTCAGCAATTTCATCAAGAACCTTTTCTGCTTTCTTTTTTGTTTTATAGACTCCTACTACACCTGCTCTTGTCTCGATACCATACCGGCCGTCCGGTCCGCAGAACATACGGAAATGATTTCCGTATGTATCTACCACAAGATCTTTGTTTTGACTCTTAATTATCATTCTTTCTCCTTTTTCCTCACGCAAATCTCAACTGTTCCTGGCTGTCATCGATATTCAGATTCGGCACCCGCTCCCCTACTTTTAGGTATGGGCAGTTGGCTTCTTTGTACTGCTCCATCGGTTTCACCTTCTTTCTTTTTCAAAACTGCTTTTCAGCATCCCCGCTTTGATCAGCTCGTAAATAATATCAAGGCTTGTTTTTCTGTTTCTGTACCTGCAATTAGGATTCGCGTGAATTCTCGGGTCATCATCTCTCCAATCATTTACCTCAAAGTATACATCACTCACAAAAAGCATCTTTTTTCCTCTTGCTACGCACAGATAATAGCATTCGAGGTCACTCGATATTCCTTTGCATTTTTTAAAACCAAATTTTTCAAATTCTTTCGCTTTTACCGTTGGAATCAGCATATTTTTTCACCTCCTACGCAAACGATTTTTGACGTATTTACGCAGATTGACTTTAAAAATATCCTCGGTCAGACGCAGCGTGGTCGGATGATTTGTTTTGTGCATCAGGATGGCATCCGGATCGTGATTGATTGCAATATCTACCGACCGCCCCAGTGCCATCTCGATGCCAACGGAGGCACCGCCTCCGCCAGCAAAACAGTCAACGATAAGATTCTTTTTCATAGAATTACCTCCAGAATATCTTCCAAAGGGACATAGTGTTTCATGTTATTCGCATAGTAGACAACAGCACATTTTACAGTTTCTTTCGCTCTTTTGGATACATAAAACGCTTCCGGAATAACTCCGACACCTACATCACATTCCTCTTGATACTCTGCATCAAGACAACCTTTTACAATAACATCTCTATATCCAACAATTACTCCGATGAAATTCTTGTCAACATGTTTGAAATAGGTTTTTTCGATATACTCAACGTCTTTTTCGACAGTTCCATCATTGCCCATGCTCACAAGATTATTGTCCATTGCATCAGCAGTTAAAGTTTTTCTGTCGAGTCGCAACCATTTTCCGTCGTTAAATTTTTTATAAAAGCCTTTGCATTTTACCTTGTCGAATAAATTCATATGTTTTTCATTCAGAAGCCCGGTATACCCTTACCCCGGCCGGAGGCTGGCTCCTTTCTTTGTGTTTGTTATTTTTTATGTTTCTTGTTCCACTCGTTCAGAAATTCAATTTGCTCCTCATCCTCTTTCGGATCTTTTTTCCGATCCGGCGGGTCAAGCATTAGTTTTGCTGACGCGAGAATCACCGCGCAGAACAGAACAATTCCGATGATCTCCATTCTCTTTTCCTTCCTTTATCCCATTCTTTCAGAAGAGCATCCGGGAAATCGTTTTTACCGTATTTCGTTTCTTTCATTCTTCCGCCCCTCCAAAGCCAAACTCTTTTGCGAGATCCATATCCTCAAATTCCAGCGTCGCGCCGGTCTTTTCGTGCAGCTCCTCGTACATCTTAGCCAGACCTACACTGTTCATCTTCCGTACTGCAGCAGTGTAGTTGTCCATGTACCGGTCAAGCGCCTTTTTGTACCCCCAGGTCTCATAGATCGCCAGTGCAGAGCACACGACGTTCGCCGCGCTGATGCAGTCCTCTGCTTTCAGCAGCTTTTCCTGTGCTTCTTTCTGGTAGGCTTCGGACAGATTTCTCTGCATCCTGTCCACCCATTTCCGCAGGATCTCGAGCTTTACGCCTGTGATCCCGCTCACTTCTGCGGCTGTCATCGTCTCAGGGCTTAACTTAGTTGACGGCTTTTTCTTCAATTTATTGCTCATAGGCCCTCCCCTGTCCTTTTCTTATTATTTCATCATCTGGTAAAAGCAAAACGCTACTGTTGCGCAGATAATTGCTGTTTTGAGTACTGATACCATGCTTAACCTCCTGTCAATGCCTGCTCCAATGCCGCGAAATCATAGTCCCGCTGGTTGAAGTTGTTGAATTTGTTTTCTTTCTGCTGCTTCGTCGGCTCTCTTTTTCCTGGCTCATAATTCGCGTCGAGATAATCCACGTAACCAGAATTGAAAAAGGTACTGCCGTACTGCGGCTTTCTCCAGTCCTCCTTTTCCAGTTCCGTCTTATACCTCTGAATTGCTCTCTCAAGCTCTTCATGCCCGATTTTAAGCAGTTTTTTCTTTGCTGTATCACTTACCTGCCCCTTGCCTTTTTTGTTCGGATACAGGCTCCACAACCGCTCGAAAAGAATCTTTGCTTCTTTGGTTTCCTCCGCCTTTTTCGACGGCTTCGGTTCTTCTGGTTCTTCGTGTTCCTCTTGCTTCTCCTCTACCGGCGGTGGTGTTTCCTGCTCCACAGCTTCTATTTTCGCCTGTTCCCTGTACCGCGCCTGCCGCTTCCGGTTGCTCGCCCGGATCTGTTCCAACGCGGCTACGTTCTGATGTTCTTCCCATCCAGGGATCAGAAGCGTGTTTTCCTCGTTTCGGCTTATCATTCCCATACTTTCCAGCGCTTTCATGGCTACCAGAATAGTACTTTCTGGGAATCCAAGCTCATTTGCGAGCATCGCCGGAGTATACGGGATGTTTTCGGTAAGGAAAATATATCCATTGGAATTGCACCGCCCTGCCAGAGTCAGCAGCATGACCCAGATAAGAACGATGTTGTTTCCCTCCGGCAGGCCGCGCAGATACTTGATCTTTCGATTATCGAACATGTCTATCGACATCTTAACCCACTTAACCTCGCCCATCGTCCGCACCTTCTTTCAGACTCATTCCCGCTTCGTATTCGCGGAATATTGTCATCCAGTCGTCGAGTTCCATCGTGACTAGGATCTTATGATTGTTTCTTTTGTGGAATACTGTGGGCAAAACGTCTTTTCCACTTTCTTTCGCGTCGTGTTTCGCCTGATCCATCCAATCATAGAGCTGCATTCGCTCTTGATGTTTCGCTTCCACGTGGATTCCCGGGAGGCCTACAACATCGGATGCGTCACCGGTATTTCCGCAGTATTGCGCGGTCCGGCGTGACTCCGTGTAGCCATATTCCCGGAACTTTCTGGAAAGCTCCAGCTCGAAGCGCTTCCCTTTCTGTTTGCTGTTAATCGGCATCTCTGCCCCTTTCCGGCGGCTCCAGCCAGCCGCCTTTTTGTGACGTATAAAATTTTGAACCATACTGAGATACTCTGTTGACAGTTCCATGCTGGACTCTATGATTTCCCTTCCGGGCTATCATCCACAATGATTCCGTAGACGTGATACATTTTCTCGAAGCTCGGCATTCCTCGTTGATGTGCGATCGTGTGGTGCGTCCTGCACAGACAGATTTTCCGGTATCCAGAATCATCCACCCTCCGCCGGTCATTTCCCATGCCGATTGTATCAACATGGTGTATTTCACCGTCTTTCCCGCATACCGCGCATTTTCTGTGCTTGATACACGCGTATAAGTATTTTCCAACGTCATCCGCGCGTTCTATTCCGCTGTCTGAGAGCTGTATTCCCTCTTTCAGCACGAAATCCATCAGAAACGTGATGAAATCCCGTGCCGTCCCCATCGAACAGTCTGAAAGGGAGAAATACGGCTCTCCGGTCTCGATCATGTAATTGCATTTCATAATCTCTTTCATCTCCTCCGGGAGATAGCCCAACTCAATAGCTATATCCCGAATCGTTGCATACGCTTTCTTGCGCTGCAGATTGGAGATGTGCCGCCCGTCATCGAATCGCATTTCTGTATTCGTGATAATCTTGCTGTCAATTTCTTCTTTCAGTCTGCTTTTCGGCAACCGCACTACAAGCCATGTATCACCGTCTTTTTCTACGGATTTTACTATTTCAGCCAAAGCGTGCATTACTCGCCCCCGAGCTGTTTTTTGAACATGTTCAGAATTTTTCCGGCCTGCATTGCCGTCGGGCGGTTATTCTTAACTTTCTGTCTCTTATACAGCTCCTCAAGATTGACATTGTGTTTTTCCGCCAGTTCCCGGATGGTTTTTTCCTGCGCATCCGAGCAAGGTTCTCCGCTGTCAATCGCCCTGTTAGAATCCGGATCAATGCTGTCATCGAGCAGGAACATTCCTGAGAGCGCGTATTTCCGCGCGTAGGACGATGCAGAACCGGTTGTCTGGCTTTCATCCATCTTAGCTTTCGGTGTCGCCGGTTCCCGCGCAAAAGCGCTTGTGCTACGGCTTTCTCCGCTTTCCAGGTCGTACACAGTCACCGTCGCCCGCAGATACACGTTCACTCCTACCGCTACCACTTCGTCGGTGATCTGTACTGACACTAGCAGCTCTTTTTCCATCGGCTTCAACGCTTTCATGATATCCTCGGCACTCCGATATTTGAAATTTCCAAACTCATTAACGTGGTTTTTCGGAACCTTGATCCGTGTCTGGATCTGCATGATTTTCTCATCTATTTTCGCCATATGTAGCTTCCTTCCTGTGCTCATGAATCCATCTGTCCATACAGTTTTCTGTGTGGATGCACTCGCCATTGACCTCTACGTAGTCCTCGCCGTAATATCCAGGCTTTGCAGACGCAATGACCTCGCCGCAAAAATCACAGATCAGCACTCTTCTCCCGTTTTCGTCGCTGTCCCACATGGCTGCACCTCCACTTCTTTCAGTCCGAGAATCGCCGCGATTGTCTCAACCTGCGGGAATTTCTCGCTTTCCAGATACCGGCGTACTGCTTCGATGTAACATGTTGCCGCATCTGCCGCGCTTTTTTCTACACTTACATCCAAGCCTACATATTCATACTTTTTCATTCTTCTACCTCCACAAATTCTCCGTTTTTCAGCGTGTAATAAGTGTCCTCTTTGATTTTTTCGCCGTCTACGCGCTCTGTTTTTACGCAGACCGGCACATAGCGTCCTTTTTCTTCATCTTTCACCCATTCCGCAAGCGTGATCCAGCTCCCCTTTTTGCCTTTTGCTTTTGATCTGCTGCCTGCGCACATAATCACAGCGTCTTCTCCGGTACTATTGATCTGCGCGGAGTCACCGGACGAGCCGATGTGAATTTTATTTGTTGCCCGCTTTTCTCCGTCATTCCATACCTGCCCCAATGCTTCCACTTCCGCAAATTCAGAAAAATTTCCGTTGTCATCCACGAGGTCGTAATGGTTCAGAACCTCCCACGGGTCCTCGCAAAAGTGCATAACTCCTTTGTGGCAACATCCCACACCGTGCTCCTCATATGTCGTGTTTTCCTCGTACTGTTTCCCTTTGCAGGAAAAATCTTTCTCGAATCCCTTAAAACCTTTCATTCCCATTGCCTTTTCTCCTTTCATGTGCTATGATGATGTTGTCTTTGTACGGATGCCCTTCGTTTCTCCGGAGGGCATTTTTTACATTCTCAACCACATCTGGAACACTCTGTCTTTCTTCTTTTTTGCCTTTTCCGCTTCTGTTCTCTTTCGCTTCTCCTTCGCGTCAACCGCCAGAAAAGCAAGATACCCGAGAATCATCAGCGAAAAGCACCAGAAGAACCCGCCCCAATTGATATTGCTGATGGCCACGAGTGCCGTAACCCACAGAATCACTTCTGCTGCTACAATTTTTTTCTTCAATGCTTCGCCCTCCATTTCTCCAGCTCCACTGTGTCGAACACAAGCGGGCTGTTTTTCTTCATCGGGTTGATTTTCCTCACAACCCCCGCCGGTGCGTATTTCTCGGCGCGTTCGAGCACTGTTTCCCCCAACAGGGGATTCTGCATTTTCAGCAGTTCAGATTTCCGCATATACCGCGCCGGATACGATATCCGACTTTCTTCTTTTTCTTTGATCCGGACCTCTCGGCCCAGAAACATGAAAATCATTTTTTCTGCTTCTGCTTTCGTAATTTCTTCCATCCGGGGAACCTCCTTACTACATTACCAACACGGCCGCCACAACCGTTATCAGCGCCACGAAAGTTACCAGCCAAGCGCCGAACCAGAATTTTGCTTTCTTTCTGGCTTCCCGTATCACCTCAACCGCGAACTCTTCCGCCTGCTCCCATGTCGTTTTTTCCATGTTTCTCCTTAGCTCTGTAATTTCCACCGATTACGTTTCCTTTTTCATCCAGCCAATCCCACAGGTAGCGGCCTTTCCCTCGCAATTCCTTTGCATTTCCATCCGGCGTATTTCCCCGCTCCGCTTTTCCCTAGCGATTCAATGTCGTGCTTAGCCCCGCTCTTCCATCGCTGTGATAACTTTGTTGATGAAATATTTCTGTCCTTTCCCCGTCACTTTCGGGGTGCGGCTGATCCGAACGCTCCCATTCGGCTGGGTGATCGTCGACTCTTTGATCTCCATAACCTCGAGATCCATGCTCTTCTGTGTCGGCATATTGTAGCTGGCTCCGTCCTTCCGGATCAGATAACCGTTTTCCCGCATCCACTGGAAGAGCCGCTTCTCGCCGATGTCAACCCCGTTCTGCTTAATCAGCTTTGCAAGATCGCCAATCAAGATTGACGTTTTGCTTGCGCTCACTGCGTCCGCGAAAATCTCCTTCGGTCGCATCCGCTCAATCGCCTTGTTCTGCTCCTCAATGGTTTTCTGCGCTTCGAGGACTGCCAGAGCCAGAAGTTCCTTTCCCTGCGGTGCTGTCTGCTGGTAGCCGCCGGTTTTCCGGATCGCCGGGAGAACCTCGGCTGTCACCCAGCGTTTGAATTGTTTTGCGCTCTCCAGCTTGCTACCGAAGATCAGCGCATACAGCCCGGACTCGTTGATGAATGTAAGCCCTCTGTTTGGGAAATCCTCTAATGTCGCGATTTGCGACTTTAGGAAAAGCCGTGCATCTTCTCTCGCTACGTGCTTTGCAATCGCATCCCGCGAGTTTCTGTAACCCAATGCGGTTGTGATGTCGGTAGCATTGAACCACGGTTCGCCGTCAATATTCACCGCCCGGATCGCTCCGAACTGGTCTGAGTAGAATCCTTTCAACTCGTTCATGCTTCCACCTTCTTTCTGTGGTCAAGAAAAAGCTATTTTGCTTACCGAGCAGCGCTTGCGATGCTCAATATATGTTTTTATATCTTTTTCTTATTCTTATTCTTATTCTAGGGGCGTTACTGTGACGCTACACCTCTGTTAGCGTAACGTTATCATAACGTTACTAAGCAAATTGCAATGACCCTGTTTGCGTTTTGCTATTTAATATTTCTCGTTCCAATGCCGGATGCGTCGGTAAAGTTCATCTGCCGCAGCGACTTTTTCAAGTTCTTCTTTGGTGATCGGCCGCGGCTCTCCGGCTTCCAGTTTTTCGATTTTCTTTTCCAGATCTGCGATTTTTCCGAACAGCTTTGCACTTGCATACTCTTCACTTTCCAGATCGTCCGCCAGATGTGGCAACGAAAGTAACGTTTTCAAGATTCCCATAGTCTTTACACCTTTCGTGTGTTATCCTCTTTATGAGGAGGTGAAATAATTGAATATTTCGAATGTTATCAATCTTGTATCAGTTGCTGTCAGTGTCACAAGCGCCATATTCGCGGCGCGTCAAACCAACGTTGCAAACCGAATTGCTCAAGAGCAACTTGACGAAACCAAAAAACCTAAACTCGGTATAGTCACTCAGCTCGAAAGCATTTCCCGTTCCATTCGTCACCTTGATGACACTGTAGAGAAACTAAAAAAGATTGATGATCTGAACAACCAGTGATACGAGTGATGCCGCAAGCATAACCAGTGAGCCAATGTGCGCCCTTCTCGTACACTTAACGATTTTCTCCCATGCTTCGATACGCCGCAGGTCGTCTTCGTCAAATTCGTACTCGCCGGATTCATCGAAGCATGGATCTTCTACATCTCTATTCACTTCTTTTCCGCTCCTTACGTTTTCTGTAACCGGGCTTTATCTGCTTCTTCTTTGATCGTCTTTCGCGCGGATTCTGGAAGAACCGCATTTGTTTCGATCAAGCACATCATGTAGCCGCGGTTAAACTCTGACATATTCGGCAGCGCTTTTTTTAACTGCTCCGCGATTGTCTTTTCTCGATCACTCATGCCGTCAACCTCCTTTCGTTGCTTTGTGAGTTCATTATATCACATCGTGAGTATTTGTCAATACTTTTCTTGACTTTGTGAGTTTTTTATGCTATTCTTACTCATGTAAGGAGGTGATACGGATGTCGGAGATCAAAGATCGTATCAAAAAGATAAGAGACGATCAGCATCTAACCCAAACAGATTTCGGCGCAAGAATCGGCGTAAGAGGTAACACCATTACCAATTACGAAACAGGGCTTAGAAAACCGTCCGAAGCCGTCATGATGGCAATTGCGCGAACATTTGACGTAAACATGGTATGGTTAAAAGAAGGAACCGGGCAGGCTTACATTCAGAAAACAAAAGATATGGAGCTTGCAGAAATGTTTGCAGATGTTCAGCTGTGTGATGATGGGAGTTTCAAGAAACGTTTGATTACCGCACTCGCACGATTGGACGAAAAAGGTTGGGAAAATCTTGAGTCTTTGCTGAATTTGATTAACGAAACAGAATAAAAAAGAAAGTCTAGGGCAATGCGCAAACCCTAGACTTTCTTTTTTTAACTCAATAATCTTTTCACGTACGTATAAATGGTTTTTAACCAATGCAAATTGGTACATTCGTTCACCAACTTACAAATTTGATTTTTATAGAAACTTTCAACTTCCGGTTGTTCATCTCTCATGATTATGTACCTCCCTGACAGTCTCAATCAAAATAGTGATACCACGATTACAGAATATTCGTTCGATAATGTCAATCGTGCGCCACGTATCTGCCTATTTCGATATACAGAATCGCTAATTTTTCAACTTTTTTCTCCCCTCCTTATTGACAGTTTTTAAAAATATGATAAAATTTTCCGTATAACATCTTTATATTTATATTACACCGGATACCGCACAAGATGTTGACGTAATTTCATGTGTGCTTGCTCTTTTGCTTAATAATTTTCGTCAGAATCTTGATACAAAGGGGGAATTTAAGGTGACTACAAAGAAAGAGATGTTAGACACATTTGCGGAAAATCTGGAAAAAGAGCGCATAAAACTCGGGTATACTCAATGTGACTTCGCGCAAAAGCTGGGAATTTCGGCATCTTCTTACCGGAACATCATTTCCCGCCGCGTGGACACGTTCAGCATCATGCTTGCGCCGAAACTCTATGAGCTGACAGGAAGATTCTTATACGAGATGTTCGGGCAACGCAGTATCGAGATTGAAGTGCTGAATAAATTCCGCAAATTAACAGATCGGCAGAAAGCCTACATAAACGCCAAAATAGAATTCGAGCTTGAGATGAAAGCCAAAGAAGAAGATCCAGCGAACATGTTGGATGTCCTGCTTCTGACAGGAAACATGGAAGATGGGATGATTCTGGATTCAGCGCATGAAGAGCATGTGTATTGCCCGGAATATATCGAGAAATACGGAGAGCGGCTGCACTGTGGCATCCGGATAACATCGAACCACTTACATCCCGTATATATCAAGGGCGACATCATCGGAATTTCGAAACGGCCGCCAAGGGACGGTGATACATGCGTCCTGGTCAATAAAAAGAACGGGCGGGCGTACATCCGTAAATTTATCCAGTCGGAACCGTGCAGAATGGAGCCGATAAACGGGTATGGGGATATCATAACCATAGATCCCAACAACCCGGACGAGATGAGGGAATGGGTTAAATTTGGCGTGGTTATAACGGTTCTGCGCAGATAGGGGGAGTCAATATGGCAGAGACAAAATATTGCAAACATTGCGGACAGGTTATTGACGCGGATTGTGTCGTGTGTCCTAAGTGTGGAAAGCAGGTTGAGGATCTTAAAACAGATCAGAAGAACGTTATTATTAATAACAACAACAGTAGCAGCGCATCCTCTTCTGCTTCTTCATCAGCAGCTGCGGCGGCGAGTGCAAGCCAAGGAGTATACGTCACAGGAAAACCAAAAAATAAATGGGTTGCTTTCTTCCTGTGCCTTTTTACTTTATGCGGACACAAATTCTACGAAGGAAAATTCGGAATGGGTATCCTGTACCTCTGTACCCTGGGGATTTTTGGAATCGGCTGGATTATCGACCTGTTTACGATTCTAGGAAAACCGAATCCGTATTATGTATAGATAATAAAAAATGGCCTAACAGACTGTGGCGCAATCTGTTAGGCCTTTCATAAGAGGTTACTCCCCGGAAGGAATAATCTAATGAACATGATTATGTTATCACACTTCCGGCGGCTTCGCAAGTGGAACGGGAAAATTTTCGATTTTTTTCGACTATTTTTTCCCGTCTGTTTGCGGCCGCTTTTTTGCACCCATTTTGCGCCGTCTCTGTGGCTTTTCCAGCCACTAAACGAAAGGAGCCTAAGATGGCAAAGGCGAAATATACAAAGCAAAAGAACGGGTATTTTCAAGCCCGTGTGTGGGATGGAAGTTATGTTGATGGAAAAAAGCACTACATCACGATCCGATCGAAGAAAAGCAGTAAGGATCTGGAAACAAAGGTGGCAGCCTACAACGACAAGATTAAGAACCTCGAAACCGTCCGAGACAAGAACATCCTGTTCCTGGACTACGCCGGGCGGTGGCTGACAGTCTACAAAGCCGAAGCGGCGAACAACACGAAGCGGATGTACCGGAACATCATCGAAAAGCATCTGCGGCAGATGGACGGCGTGCGGCTCTGCGATGTCCTGCCGATCCACTACCAGACAGTCCTTAACGACGCGGCCGGAAAGAAACGCATTCAGCAGCAGTTACAACTCACGTTCTCGCAGATCATGAAAGCTGCGGTGCATGACCGCCTGTATCCAGCCAACTTGCTCGAAGATCTCAAGGACGTGATGAAGCCAATCGACTACAAGGCAGATGAAAAGCGGCCACTGACCATAAACGAGAAAAAGGCGATGCAAGACGCTGAATTATCCCCATCTGATCGAATCTTTGTGGATATCTTGTACTGTACCGGATTAAGATGTGGAGAAGTGCTCGCCCTTACTCGGTTTGATATTGATTTTTCCGAAAAGATCATCAATGTGAACAAAGCAGTTGAATTTGATGATGCCGGAAAGCCGAGCATCAAAGAACCGAAATCGAAGAACGGATTCCGGCAGGTTCCAATTCCGCCGCAGCTCTATACGTCACTTGAAAGCTACGTGCGGTTTTGCATGAAAGGAACGCTTCTGTTTTCGATGCAGGGCGGCAAAATGGTGTCTAAATCCTCTTACCGCCGGAAGTGGGAAAGAATCACAAAGGAAATGAATAGAGTCGCCAAAAAGCCCGTCTGCGGACTCACAGCCCATATTTTCCGCCACAACTATTGTACATCGCTCTGCTACCAGATCCCGCGTATCTCGATCAAGAATATAGCGTCTCTCCTGGGGGATGACGAAGCAATGGTTTTGAGGATTTACAATCACATCATGCTGGAAAAAGAGGATACCGCCGGAGCGGTAGAAGCTGCTCTTTCCATGTGATACGAGGTGACACGAAAATGACACATTTACATTCCTCTACATTCCTCTACAATACCTTACTTTGATTTTCCGATAATTTCATTCCGACAACGTAAAAAGGCTGAAAACCCTAGTAAAATCAATGGTTTCCAGCCTTTTCAATTAGTGAAGCATCGGGGATTCGAACCCCGGACAACTTGATTAAAAGTCAAGTTCCCTTACCGCCTAAAATGCCCGCAAATACGCCATTTTTGCGAAAGCCCATGACACAAAAATGACACATTCAGATCTTAGCACATTGTGTCTATCCTGTCAAATAAAAAACCGCGTCAATTTTTGACACGGTCTTTTGTACGTATATTATTTGTTTTGTCTATATTTCTTTATCCGTTTTGCGTTTTCAGAAATGTTTTCATTATATGCAGGTCTTACCCTCGGTAAATAGGCATGAACTGTCGTTTCTGCATAACCAGTTATTTCAGAAATTTCTTTTGCATTTTTTCCTCGATCATATAAATTCAAAATAATTTCATGAGTATCATTTGCAACAATTCCATACGTAGATAATACCTTTGCTATTTGTTGCCAATTATACCCAGTAATTTTATGCACACCTGTTATTGATTGTTTTTCTTCGAACGCCGATAAAATTTTTTCATCTTTTAAATTCATATAGTTTCTCCTCTCAAATATTTTAGTTCTCCCCTCTTATTTTATCTTGTTCAACAACTCTTTCCAACAAATTCAGCACATACGACGGCGGCTTTCTTTCTCCACTCTCCCAGTGACACAAGGTCCCTTTCGGGATCCCATACCGTTTGCAGAAAGCTCCTTGTGAAAGTCCGGAGCGTTCTCTTATCTCTTTAATCGTCATAACTTTCTTCCCCGTCTTTCTTCGCCATCCACTCTTTATTTTGTTTTATCCTGTTAAAACTTTTTACTATTTTTTTCTCGAATTTCTTCTTTTCTTCCTCTGTCATTTCACGATCGTTTTCAATTTTGTTTATGACTTCTTTTGTTATTCCTTTGTTTTCCCGGACCACTTGATATGCCCATTGTGCTCCTTCGTAGTTCATGCACTGTAGTGTGTGAATGATTTTCTGTGTGATCACATATCCCGGATTGATCACCGGCATTGAGTTTAATTTTTCTTTTTGCTTTTGGGGCGCTCCGCCGACGAACAATTTTGCTGAGTCTCTCGGGTTTCGTATTGCTTTCGGATAAGTTGGTGGTATGAAATCAGCTTTTCCTGTTATACTGCATATTCCGTTTGGATCCAGCTTTTTCAGATAGTAGTCACGCCATTGGAGGTCTTGCCCGTCTCCTGTTTGTAGCGCGTACAGGCAAAATCTTTCGTATTCGTCCGATATGGAGGCCCTTGTCAGGGTTTCCCTCGTTACCATCACGAAACAAATCATTACCTTTTCTTCCGGAAGATTTACTTTCCTTAAAAGATCTTTGATACACTCTCTGAGAAGTCCTTTTTCGAGAAATTTGTACACTGATTTCGCCAGCTCGTCGTCTACTTCCTCGATATATTCTCCTAACTGCTTCATGTAACTTTCGTTCTTTTCTTTGCATTTCGGGTCATTGTACTCGTTGCATAAATATTGCATATTATCATGAATCGGGTGCGGTGCACATCCACTCGTTCTTGACTCTGATTCCATCGTGCACGGAATCGTAAAACGATCTTGCTCATTCAGTGTTGCCCCAACGAAATTTCCACTCTCGTCGAGCAATACTTTTATGTTCGGTTTAATTCTCGTGTGCGCAATCGGAATGATGTTCTCCACTCCCATTCTTTCGTAAATATCTAGGATCTCTTTCCAGTACATCTTTTCCTCCCCTTTCTTTACAGCTCGATTGAGAACTCGCTGTTCAGCAGCTCTTCAAAATCTGGATCTTTTTCTACGTAAGCTCTCAGAAACTCTTCCGGTTCACATGGAGCCATCTCGAAGTGAAGGTCTTCTCTGATCTCATCGTTCATATAGGTTGCGATGTTCTCCATTTCTTCCGTGTTCAGTTTGTATTCTTCTCCGTATCTTGTCATTGTTGTTTCCGCCTTTCTCTTTTTTGTTTTGTGTTCCTTTGTTAATTATATTGTACTCCATTGGAGTACAAAAGTCAATAGTTTTTTCAAGTTTCCCAATAGTTTTTTATAGAAAAGACGCAGGGGTTGGTATCCCTGCGTCTCCTCATTATATTCCGTTTGGATCCAGCTTTTTCAGATAGTAGTCACGCCATTGGAGGTCTTGCCCGTCTCCTGTTTGTAGCGCGTACAGGCAAAATCTTTCGTATTCGTC